TTCCAATTCTATTACTCACACTGTTTGGTTGTGGTCCATCATTAAAAGAAAGACAAGCCACCAATAAAGCATGTGCTCAAAAACACTTTGAAGAAATGAGCAAAGTTTATCAAGCAAATCCACAGCAGTTGTTTATTGATTTGTGCGCTTACAATAAATTAGATGCCTCTAAATGCTTTGAATTTGTCATGATGGCAGGTCAGTATGGTAGACTTCAAGATGAAGTAACTAAATTCGCAGTTGGAAAAGCAGAAGAAATTTGTGGAAGATAACCAACAGAATAATGAAAATAAAAAGCAAATTCTATATTTATGCCTTCACTAGACATGATACAAATGAGATATTTTATGTTGGTAAAGGTTGTGGATCTAGATATAAAGACATAAGTAAACGTAGTGCTTATTTTAAAAATATAATTAAAATAACTACTTATAGTTCTCATATATTGTTAGATAATATATCTGAAGAAGAAGCTTTTATTAAAGAAATAGAACTAATTCAATTTTATAAAAATATAGGACAGGCCGGTGCTAATTTTACATTAGGTGGAGAAGGTTCATCTGGCATTAAAAGATCAAAAGAAACACGTGAAAAAATATCTAAAGCAAAATTAGGTAAATTACCCTCTAATGAGACTAAGAAAAAGATGTCAATTAGTAGAAAGCAAAGAACTGGTTATAAACATTCTGTGCAAACTTGTAAGAAAAATTCAGAAACTCAAAAAGGTAGAAAACGTAAACCTTTTTCTAAAGAAACATTAGAGAAGATGTCAATTGCTCAAAAAGCACGGTTTGCAAAGAATAGATTAATTAAGGAAAGCAATGAAAATTAAAAACTTAAAAATTCATAATATTCTATCTATAGAAGATGCTGAGGTTGAGTTTGGAAATAGTGGTTTAGTTTTAATTGAAGGGTTTGATTATGACACGAATAGGGCTAACGGCGCAGGAAAGTCAGCTATATTTAACGCTCTTTCGTTTGCTTTGTACGATGAAGTCCCAAAGAAAATTACTAAATCCGAGATTCTCAGAAGAGGAACGAACAGTGGTTTCGCTGAAGTTTCATTGGATGTTAATGGTAGAGAATATAAAGTTAAACGGGAACGACCGGTGGCAAACACCTATTATATCGACGGACTCCAAGTAGATATGACCCAAGAAGCTTTTATTAAAGCCATTGGCATTAACTATGAACAATTCCTTACTACAATGTATAACTGTCAGGACTCTAATAATAGGTTTGTATTTTTAAATGATAGAGGTAAGAAAGAGTTCTTACTTAACATTATGAATCTTGGAAACTTTAATGATTTCAAGAAGAACGTCACAGATAAGATGTCTAAATTTAGTGCAGAGAAGACTATTATAGATGTTAAGATCGATGGTCTTAGAAATTCTATAAACATCTATAAGCAACAACTAATTGATCCTAAAACTATTCAAACGACAATAGATCAGCTTCAATTTGATGTTAGTTTTTATATAACTAAAATTAAAGAGTTAGAGAAGATACTTGAACCAGATATCTCTAAATATGCTGATATAGAGAAGAATATACAGACTAAACTGTTAGGTATTCAATCATTAAGAATGCAATGCCAGACTAAAAGAAATGAATTAAGACAACTACAAAGCATGACACATGATACTGAATGCCCAGATTGTAGTGCCCATCTAAATATTATCAATGGGAAAGCTGTGAAAGCTGGGGATCAAAAAGCTATTGACGATCAAATCAAAGTTGTATCTGCTTCTATTAATGAATTAGAAACCGGGATCTTAAAAGAAAATGAAATTAAACAACTCTCAGAAAAAGTAAAACTAAAGAAAGCAGAGGATTATAAAGAATATAATACTGCTCAAAACGCTATCTCAGAATATAAAAACTCTATCTCTTATAAAGAAAGAGAGATTAATAATTTATCTGCTCAAGTTCAACAACAGAATGCTATTAAAAATAGTATGAAAGACATTATTGCACAGGTAACTGCTTTTAATACTAGAAATAAAGAAATTGTAGATGAAATAGAAGTACTAGAAACTATTGGTATGTTCTTTGATCCAACCGGTGCTCCAGCTTATATTATGGATAGTGTTGTTGATTCTTTTAATGATTCTGTTACAGATTACATTAATTACATCTGGCCAAATGCATCATATTCCTTACAGACCTTTAAAGAAAACAAAGATAAGACAATCTCTACTAAATTCTCAGAGTCTCTGATGATTAATGGTAAGGATATATCTATTGGTTCTCTATCAGGTGGTGAACTTAGGGCCCTTTCCCTTGCAATCGATTTTGCCATGATTAATATCTTAAATAGCAAATTCTCAATAGATTTAAACCCTATAGTATTAGATGAACCTTTTAATGGTCTAGATACAATGGGTAAAGAGATGATAATTGAACTATTAGAGAAATTAGCTGTAGATAAAGAAATCCTTATTATAGACCACTCTAGCGAAACAAAAAGTATGTTTGATAAAACTATAAGAGTTGAAAAAAGAAATGGAATATCTAAAATAATTATTGTTTAAAACACCAAGTAAATCCCTTATATGTTTTATTTTTACCAATTATGCAGGCTCTAATCCCACTGCCATGAAAATTTGGATTTTGACTCATATATTCTAGTTCTACTATTTCGCCTGTTTTAATATTAGTACCAACTACTGGTTTCCTTTTACTCTTATTTAACTTTATTACGTTTTCTTGAGAAACCTTTGATTTTTTATGTGAATTGCTCATTCTTGTTTTGCACTCTTTAGTGTGAGCATCAGTTCTTCCCTTACACCATCCCTCTCCGTATATTCTATTTTCTGATATCTTTTTCTTGGTTTCTTCGCTATGTTTTCTACCTAAAGTGCTTCCAGCTGTTTTACATATGTTATATTCGGGTTTTAGACTATTTAAATAATATTGCTCTCTTTCTATGCATTTTTCTTTTTCACACACTTCTAATATAGAGAAATCAAAGGCTGCTTCTCCATATTTGTTCCAAGATTTTTGTAAATAGTCATTATAATGTGTGCCTTTTCTTAAGGTTCTTTTGTGTGTTTTCCATCTTTGTTTGAAGCCATTTAAATCAGCAGTACTACCAATATAAAATTTATTATTAATTTTGTTTTTAATTATGTATATTCCATTCATGCATTAATTATATCATAGTTCTGACCTTAAGTCTTAAACGAATAATTACCTATCTGGTATAATAGCTCTATGGATAAACTAACAGATAAGCTATTAGAATTAAAAGAACTTCTTGAGAAATCAATGAACAACGTCGGAACTGGTGGTGCTGGATCTGTTAAAGCAGGTGCAGTTCTACCTAGTATCAATAAGTTACCTAAACCAGGTAACGCTTCTGTAGCAGGAAAAGTAAAGATTCCTGGACAAGCTTCAGCCTCTAAAAAGAATCCATTAGATGTTGCTCAACAAACTCACAATAAAGACATCAAAGATATAAGAATGAAAGAAGCCCATGCACAAATCGTTATGCAGAAAGCTGAAGACCTTTACCATATACATGAAAATGGTATGAAGATTACATCTGAACCTATGACTTTAAAAGACATCCATGAAAAACACGGTGGTGTTCAGAAATTAGAAAGTAATGGATATAGAGTGGTGCCTCATAAGTTAGAAGAAGTTAAGATAGCTAAGAACGGTCAATGGTCTTTAGATGATATGGAAAAATCTGAAAAAGCTCCAGAATTTGATGGTGACTATCATGGACAAATTCATGTTAAATCAACAGAAAGAGGACATAGAGTTGTAAGATTTCCAGGTAAAGATCCTCATACTGGAGAAACAACTACATACGCTAAAAAGATTCCAAATAAAGTTCATATTACACATAAGTGGGATGAGAACAGTAAGAAGTGGGATCATTTGCATACAAAAGATCATCTTCAGCACGAAGCACCAAAAGAAATTAAAACTACAGATGCTCATGCTCATGATAAAGCTCAAGCTTATGAAGCAGATAAAAATAAACCTAAGGCTGAAGTTAAACCTAAAACCATTAGAAAACCTGCTGAAATTAAAAAAGCACTAGATGAACTAAATGAAGAACTAGAGAA